CTTACACCAGAACAGTTTCAACTTAGGATATCTCAGAAACCAATGAATATAGCAGAAGCTTTTGCATATAGAAAGCAATCTATATTTCCTCAAGGTATACTACAGAAGCAAATGAAAAAAATCTCTGACAAAGATTACAGTTATGAGCACATAGAACTTGAAATGGAACAGGAAGGTATAGTAGCAAAAAGAAGTAACAGACTACCTATAAATAAATTTCCTGTAGATAAGAAGTCAAATAATAAAGAGGGAGTATTAGTAGTTTGGGAAAGACCTGTTAAAAACCCTGAGTTTGGAATGTATTACGCATCTATTGACCCTGTATCAGAAGGTAAAACTACTACGTCAGATTCATTGTGTAGTATATTTGTATATAAAAATCCTGTTGAGATAAGAAGAGAGACACCGGATGGTATTGAAACCATAATAGAAAAAGATAAAATTGTAGCAGCTTGGTGTGGTAGATATGATGATATAAATAAAACGCATGAGCAGTTAGAAAAAATCATTGAATGGTATAAAGCATGGACCGTTGTAGAGAATAATATATCTTTGTTTATACAACATATGATTGCTAAAAGAAAACAAAAGTGGTTAGTCCCCAAACAACAAATATTATTCTTAAAAGATCTTGGCTCAAATAGAACAGTATATCAAGAATATGGTTGGAAAAATACAGGAACACTTTTCAAAAATCATTTAATATCATATGCTATAGAATTTATAAGGGAGCAAATAGATGAGGAGACAGATATTAATGGATCAGTTATAAGTCAAACATTAGGAGTAGAACGTATACCTGATCCTATGTTACTAAAAGAAATGTTGGCTTACTTTCCTGGCTTAAACGTAGATAGATTAGTGGCATTTGCATCTTTAATAGCTTTTGCTAAAGTACAGCAATCTAATAGAGGATATCTTAAAAGAAGTGAATCAACGTCAAATTCCTTGGATAATCAAGAAAATTTGTATAAATTAAAGTATAGTGCGTTTAGTAATTTGGGACGCAATAAAGGCATAGGTAGAACCAAAAAAAGATCAGGATTTAAAAACTTAAGATAGTATGAGAGTATTCAATGCAATGCAACTCAAGGCAGGAGCCAAGAAAGAAGGAGGTCATGTATCTTCATCCTTGACACAACCCATACAGTTTTTGTCATCTAAAAAGAAAGATGATGACTGGTCAGCGTGGAACTTAGATTGGCTAGAACTACAGGGCATGGAGTTCCTACGTAGAAATTCAAGAAAGCTACTTAAGAACTATAAACTTGCAAAAGGGATTATAGACAAGAAGGACTACATTGTTGAAGAAGACAATGATCATAAAGACTTAATGGATGTACTCACAAGAGAAGATGAGTCAGCATTAGAGTTAAAGTTTTACCCTATCATCCCAAATGTAATAAATGTATTGAGTGGTGAGTTCTCTAAAAGATTTTCTAGAGTACAGTTTAGAGCTGTAGATGATACTTCTTACAATGAAATGCTAGAATCCAAAAGAGCATTGGTAGAAGAAAACTTACTTGCAGATGCCTCAAAAAAGCAATTGATGAAAATGCTTGAGATGGGACTAAATCCTGAATCAGAAGAAGCTAAAGAAATGATGGATCCTGGAAAGATTAAATCTCTACCAGAGATAGAAGATTTTTTTAGCAAGTCTTACAGAAGCATGGTTGAAGAGTGGGCTACACATCAAATGAATGTGGATGTAGAAAGATTTAAAATACAAGAACTAGAAGAAAGAGCTTTCCGTGATATGCTTATTGCAGATAGAGAGTTTTGGCATTTTAGAATGATGGAAGATGACTATGATGTAGAACTATGGAATCCTGTATTAACCTTTTATCAAAAATCTCCTGAAACTAGATACATATCTGAATCAAATTTTTGTGGTAAGATGGACCTTATGACGGTTGCTGATGTAATAGATAAGTATGGATATTTGATGAATGAAAAACAACTTAGATCTTTAAATAAAATACATCCAGCTAAATCTAGTATGTATCAAGTTAATGGTTACCAAAATGATGGATCTTATTATGATGCTACAAGATCACATGCTTGGAATACAAATAGTCCAAGTTTAGGATTTAGACAATACGTAAGTAATTGGTCAAATGATCCAGCCAGAGGCGGAGATATAGTAAGTGCTATTCTAAATGAGGGAGAAGATGTGATGCAATGGGGAGAAGGTGATTTGATGCGTGTAACTACTGTTTACTGGAAAACACAAAGAAAGGTTGGTCATCTTACCTGCATTAAAGAAGATGGTGAAGTCTTACAAGAAATTGTAGACGAAACATTCAAGGTTACTATGAAGCCTATGTATGATACATCATTAATCAAAAATAAATCTAAAGAAAATTTATTGCAAGGTGAACATGTAGATTATATTTGGATCAATGAAGTTTGGGGAGGAGTTAAAGTAGGACCAAACTCTCCTACGGGTTGGCGTTCTGAAATGGGGAATAATGTTGATCCTATCTATGTGGGTATTGACAGAAAGAAACCTGGTAGAATACCTTTTCAATTTAAAGGAGATAAAACATTATATGGTTGTAAGCTACCTGTAGAGGGTAGAGTATTTTCTGATAGAAATACAAGATCTACATCTTTAGTAGATTTAATGAAAGCATATCAAGTTGGTTACAATATGGTTAATAATCAGATAGCAGATATACTGGTTGATGAATTAGGAACTGTTATCATGTTTGATCAAAATGCTTTACCACGTCATTCAATGGGTGAAGATTGGGGTAAAAGTAATTATGCTAAAGCATTTGTAGCAATGAAAGATTTTCAGATGTTGCCATTAGACACTTCTATTACTAACACAGAAAATGCAACTAACTTTAATCATTATCAAACTCTTAACATGGAGCAAACTGGTAGATTAATGTCAAGGATACAACTAGCAAATTATTTTAAGTCTCAAGCATTTGAGGCAATTGGAATCAATCCTCAAAGACTTGGAGGTCCTGTAGCACAACAAACTGCTACTGGTGTTACTCAAGCACTGCAGCAATCATATGCTCAAACTGAAACTTACTTCATTAATCATTCAGATAATCTTATGCCAAGAGTACACAAAATGAGAACTGATTTAGCGCAGTATTATTATAGTAACACTCCAAGTTTGAGATTGCAATATATTTCTACGTCAGCTGATAAAGTTAACTTTACTATCAATGGTACTGAACTATTGATGAGAGACTTTAATATTTTTGCTACAACCAGAACTAATCATAGACAGGTATTAGAGCAACTTAAACAAATGGCTTTAACTAATAATACTACAGGAGCTAGTATTTATGATTTAGGTAATATACTTAAAGCAGATTCTATTGCTGAAGTTACTGACATACTAAAAGACTCAGAAACTAAGACACAGCAAATGAAGCAGCAGGAAATGCAACAACAACGTGAAATGCAACAAAAACAACTTGAATCTGTAGCTGAAGAGAATCAGCTCAAGTTGCAGTATCAATCTGCTGAAGCTGATAAAGAAAGACAAAATAATATTACAGTAGCTGAAATCAGATCTGCTGGTTTTGGATCACAGGTAGATATTAATCAAAATCAACAGTCAGATTATCAAGATGCATTAAAAGATATACAACAATCTTCCCAATACAGAGAGCAAATGTCAATGAAGCGTGAGCAGAATGCAATGAAGAATGCGCAGGGCCAAGCTAAACTACAAATTGAAAGAGAAAAGCTAGCTACACAACGAGATATAGCTGATAAAAACTTACAAATAGCAAGAGAGAATAAGAACAAATATGATGATAAATAATAATTTATAAAAAAGATTATTGGCGTTAGCTATATATTGCTATAAATGTTATAAATAATCAAATTTTATAAGTTTAGATATCAATTATAATTCTTATATTGTATATGTACATAATATTATTAATCATTTAAAACCAACAATTATGGCACAAGAAAGCAAAACACAGGACACTACTGTTGAAAAAGTGGACATTAATATAGATGAGTTATTTGCAGCAGCACCAGATGCTAATGCAATTGTAACACCAGAAATAAAACCAAAAAACATCTTCTCTAAAAAAGAAGGGATAGATGTTGATTTTCTGAATGAGAAAGAAGAAAAGGCTGAAGAGCCTGCGGTTGAAGAACCTAAAGCTGAAGAACCTGAATTAGAAAAAGTTGAGGAACCTAAAGCTGAGGAAGAGAAAAAAGAAGAAGCCGCTACACTAGATGAAGTTTTGGATTCTATAGATGAAGAACCTACAGAAGAAGAAACAAAGAAAAGAGGTAGAAAGAAAATAGAAGGTATAGCTGATGTATTTCAGAAGCTAATTAAATCAGATAAGATTGTACCTTTTGATGATGATAAACCTCTAGCTGATTATTCAGCAAAAGACTGGGAAGAGTTGATTGATGCTAACATGGAAGAAAAGGCAAACCAAGTTAGAAAAGAAACACCAGCTAAGTTCTTTGAAAGTTTGCCTGATGAATTAAAGATAGCTGCAAGATACGTATTTGACGGCGGTAAAGATCTTAAAGGCCTATTTCAGACGTTGGCACAAGTGGAAGAAACTTCTACTATTGATACAAAATCTGAAAGAGGACAAGAGAGAGTTATCCAAGAATACCTTTCTGCAACCGGATATGGTACAGCAGAAGAGATAGCAGAGGAAATAGAAGTCTGGAAAGACTTAGGAAAACTTGAGAATCAAGCTCTTAAGTTTCAACCTAAGTTACAAAAGATGCAAGAGAAAGTTGTTGCTTCAAAATTGAAAGAACAAGATTTGAAAAAGAAACAGCAAGAACAAGCATCTAAAGATTATATGGAAAATGTATATAATACATTAAAAGACGGAGCATTGAGTGATATCAAGATAGATAAGAAAACTCAATCAATGTTATATAATGGACTTGTACAACCTAATTATCCTTCTGTAAGTGGACGTAACACTAACCTGTTAGGACACTTACTTGAAAAGTATCAATTTGTTGAGCCTAATTATTCACTTATATCTGAAGCCCTTTGGTTGTTGCAAGACCCAGATGGTTACAAAGCTAAGATTATGGATAAAGGAGCTCAAAGTACAATTGAGAAAACAGTCAGAAAATTAAAGACTGAACAAGTAAATAGCGGTGGAAGTTCTTTAGGAGTAGAACAAAAAGAAGAGTCTACATCAAAAAGAACATCTAGGAAATTACCTAGACAGCAAAACATATTTAAAAGATTTTAAAAATTTTATTTATATCAATTAACATTAATTATTAACCTTAAAATTACAATCAATTATGGCAACTCCAGTTTTAAACAATGGGATTTTCCTACGAGATACAAGCTACAAAGCTAGTTCACATATTGATTCTTATCACTTGACAGCAATGCTGGGCTCCGCAGAGCCTCAGGATTTAGGTCCAGTTGATTTATGGGCAATGACACAGAAAGTGGAAATGCCTTTATATCAAATGGCTTCGTTTGGTGGAAAGAATACAATCCTTGTGGATAATGCTAGAGGTGAGTACAAGTGGCAAACTCCAGTGGCTCAAGATCTACCATTTATCGTGGCAGATATTGAATCCGCAAATGCAAGTAAAGGTGTTGATGGAACAACCTTTAAAATTAAATTATCCAAGCGTTCTTTTGGACATGGTGATATTATCACTTATGACAAGTACAACGGGATAGAATTATACATTACAGCAAGTGATATTATTCCTGCAGGTGATGGTTTCATCTATGAAGTACAACTAGTTAACAACAACAGCGCTGCAGTCTTAGACAATAAGTACTTAGCTTCTGGAACTAAATTCTTTAGAAAAGGTTCTGCAAGAGGTGAGTATGGTGAAAGATTCAGTGATATTGAAGCTGGCTCAGGTTTCAGAGAATTCTACAACTTTGTAGGAGGAGCTGAAGCACACGTACATTACTCTATTTCTTCCAGAGCAGATCTTATGATCAAAGGAGGATTAAACGCGGACGGAACAGTCCCTGTAACTGAAATTTGGAGAAATTTTGGAGCAGGAGATAATATGTCTGTAAATTCAATTGAAGAATTAGTAGCAAGCATGGGTAAATCAGGTGCTAGAGATGCGTTTGAAAGCGGTCAATTATCAAGATCTTTCATCACAAATCTAGAAGCTGCACACTTAAGCAAAGTTGCTAATGATATTGAAACTTACCTAATGTGGGGTAAAGGTGGTAGAATTAGACAAGATGGTCCAGATGATATTAGATTATCAGTTGGTCTATGGTCTCAGTTAGATAACTCATTTAAAAGAGTTTATAACAAATCATCATTTACTCTTGACATGTTTAAATCTGAATTATATAACTTCTATCAAGGTAAAGTTGAGTTCAAAGGGCCAGACCCACAAAGAGCACTTGTTGTACAAACAGGTATCGGTGGTATGCAATTGATCAACAAAGCTATTGCTGATGAAGTATATGGTTCTGGATTAGTACAAAATGCTTCTGACATTGGAGCAGTAACAGGATCAGGAATGGATCTAGACTTTGGTTTTGCTTATACAAGCTTTACTATCCCATTCTTAGCTAATGTGAAATTTGTATTGAATCCAGCTTTTGATAACTTACATACTAATGATGTTGAGAACCCATTAATAGACGGACGTCCATTAAGTTCTTATAGCTTCATTATATTTGATGTTACTGAAAGTGGAAATGATAATATTCATCTATTGAAGTTATCTTGGGATAATCAACTTAAGTGGTTCTACCAAAATGGTACTATGGACTACATGGGAAGAAACCAAGGTTTTGCTTCAACTGGTAACTTTAATGGTTATAGAGTTATGATGACTCAAACCATGCCGGCTATCTGGGTGAAAGATCCAAGCAAAGTGCTAAAAATTGTAATGAGAAATCCAATTACAGGAGGATCATTCTAATATTAATCAAAAGGAGGAGATTAAACCCTTCTCCTTTTTTTTTGTTTAACCTGTAAAAAAATTTATCATGGCAATTAAAAAATTAAAACAAGTGTTTTCTGATGCTGTTTTGAAAGATAAGGCTAAAGCTGAACATGGTTTAGCAAGATATGCTCACGTTAACGAAGTGGTGACGGAAGTCAATAGAGTAGATGCAGCAATTGTATCTCCTCTAAAACTAGTTAGTGGTGCAATACTTGTTGGAAGAGATCATGCTGATAATGCAGCGGCTCTTGCTGCTGGATTAGCTGTTGGTGATGTATATCATACAACGGGGGCCCTTAAAGTAGTAGTAGCAGCATAGCTCAAAAAACTTCTGCTGGGTTTATTCCCAGCATTAGATATTTAAAGAATGTACATAATTATGTACTTTTGAGTTTAATATTAATTTTAAAAACCAATAATAATGAGTGATTACACAATTGTAGAAAAATATCAGCAAACTAAACAAAGTAGTAGCATTGCTGTACGTCCTTTTTTTAACCCTAGCAAGTCAAATATGGGACTTGAAAATTATGGAATGGCATTGCATGACGGTGTTTACCATGAAGAGAATCTAGCTTGTCTAGAAATAAACGGAGTTAAAAGGTACGTAACTGGTCTTAATGAATTTGCACCAGAAGTTAAAAGACTAGCTGTTGCAGAAAAAGAACAGAAAATAAAAGAAATAAGAAGTGTTGTTTCACAACTTGAAAAGGACCTTGCAGCTAATGTTGTAGAACCTGATGATAAAGAGTTTTGGAATAAACTTACTTTACTTAAACCAGATAATGATAAGTTTTGGTCAAGGATAAGTCTAAAGTGTGGTAATGATCCAGTCTTTTTAGATCCTCATAATGATCCTTATGATTTGATTAAACTTTATGCTATTAAAGCAGGAGGTTTTTCAATAGTTGCAAAGTCTTTAAAGGATGCAAAGGTATCAGGAGCTGCACCAAAGTTTTATCTTGATACGGTAGAAGAAACTATTTCTACTAGAACGGAATATAGTAAATTAAGAAATAGAGCTATTGTTGAATTACAAAAGCTATATGATAAGAATCCAACAAAATTAAGATACGTAGCAAAAGTAGTAGATGTAGAAAGTACACAGTACACTACAAGTATATCAAATGATGTTGTGTATGAAAATATGGATATTTATATTAATGCTGAAGGTGCTGAAAGTAATAAGAAAAGAGCTACTGAAACATTTATTGAAGCTGCAAGAGCTAGCATGGAGGATCTTAAAATTAGAGCATTAGTTAAAGATGCATTATATTATAAATTTATTACTACTAAAGCTAATGGGTGGATAGAGCCTTTAGATAGTGGTGTTAAATTAGGTAAGAGACCTAAAGAATGTGTTGCATTTTTAAAGAATCCAGAAAATGAAGAAGCTCTAACTAGTTTGCTAGAAAAAGTTGAACCATATTGGAATGCTTAAAATATAAACTATGACTAATGATTTAATACAGATTAAGCTAAGACAAAGACTAAATAAGTTGTCTAGCAATGACTTTGACAATCTTGAATGCTGGCAAATTATTGAGGCTTTTAACAAAGCCGCATTACAATGGTGCAGAAGACAGCTTCACGGTATGAATCAATACAAAGAAGGTGATGAAGGTTCTCAAAGACGTATTGATGATTTGAATGTATTATTAGTAGAACAGGCTTTAACAGGTTCTGAGAATGATAGTTATTTTGAGTCTAATGGACTTCCTGACAATTATCTTGAGTATAAAAGGTTAAGTACTAAAGCAAAAAATAAGTGCTGTAAAGAACCTTACTCAATGACAGTCTATCTTGTAGAAGAAGCAAACATAGATTTAATTTTAAGGGATCCATTAAAAAAACCAGATTTTGATTGGGCAGAAACGGTTGCCACATTTATTGGAAATAGAGTTAGAATATATAGAGATGAAGAGTTTTCTATATCACAACCAACTTTAACATATTACAGAAAACCAACCACTATACAAATAACCGGATGTGTTAACCCACAAGATGGTTCTAGTAGTTCAACAAATGTTGAGTCAGAGTTCAGAGATGATATAGTTGAGTTAATTATAGATGAGGCTGCGTCACTAATTGCAGGAGATATTGAGAATGTAGTACAAATGCAAAGAGGCATGCAGTCAGCTGAACGTTCTAATTAAGCATTTGTTTGTTATTAGAAAATTATTTTGTATATTATTTATGTACCTAAGTAGGTACGGTATTTATTAATTTTATTTATAAACTTTAAAAAACAATTATTATGAGTTATTTTAATCACGCTTTTTGTAAAAGCTTTGTTGTTGCAGAGGTAGAACCAGCGGATGGAACCGCTACTTCAGCTTTAGCAGCAGGAACATTAGGATTAGTAGATAGTAGTGACTGGAAAACAATTGCAACTGCAAATGGTGTTCTAGGAAACAACGGTCTATTATACTTAGTTCAAGGAAATTATCAGACTTCTGATTCTATTGGTAACAATCCAGGACATGGAGGTTACTCTGAATCTGTAAAGTCAAAAGGTATCAATCCAAAATACATTAACAGTCTTTGGAAAGGTGCTTGTGTCAGTGCAGTTAAAGCTACGGCTTCAGTTGGAATTGGCAAGGACTGTTCTCCATGTGGTGAAACACAATATGTGAGAGTAGACATTAAAGGATCACCAGCCTTAAGATTCTTAAACAAGAATATTTATGCTATTGGTGATAGTGGTTCAGTTTGCTGTGCAGATGGTCAAACACACGTTGATCCTGCTGTAGCTCTTGCTACAATAGGAAAAATGTTATTGGCTGATCCCATTGTAAAACCATTTATCCAAGAAGCTACAGGTGGTGGTATTGTTATTGTAACAGCTGGTTCATCAGCTACTAAAACAATTGCTCAAACTTTAGGTGAAGCAGGTTCTGGAAACTATACTGCAAGTACAGATCCAGTAACAGACCAAGTTAGTGCTACTTTAAAAGTAGAAGCTGCTTACGTTGAAACTACGTTTGGGAATACATCATTTGATACAAGAGACTTTTATGGAAAAGAGCCTTTATCAGTTGAGTTGTCATTTGTTGACATGAAAGGAGATCCATGTGATACATGTGGTACTTCTTCTAAAACTCCTGGTAAAATGCAACAGACAAGTGGAGAATCAGTACTTAGAAAAGTATTGTTATCTGAGTCTTATGCACAAAACCCATTTAGTCAAGGTGCAATTGATAGCGCAAGAATTAGAGAGATTGAAGGATCAGATAAGATTTTAGCAGCTGTAGATAGATCAGCTATATACAGATCTTATTATATTCAACATAGTATTCCAAGGTTTAGTAACCCTACAGGAACTTTTGATAATGATCAATATCTATATGAAATTTTTGTTAAGTGTTCAGATTCAGATCTAATTAGTAAAATGGATGCTCTTTTAACTAGAGTAGAAGCTTTAGCTAATGATGTGAAAAACATGGTGAAAATTGAAACACCAGATGCTTAATAGATAGTTTAAGTAGATTTCATTAAATTTTAAGAGAGGCAGGACCTAAAAGTCCTGTCTTTTTTATTTTATATTGTATGATTAATTTTGTATATTATTAATGTAGTGTAGTTATTCCGGACTAAATACATATATATAATGGCAGAAAAACATATTTTAAGCTTAGAAATACCTACGGTTAGTAATTGTGAAGTTCTTTGTGTAAAAGATACAAGTCAATATACCACAAAGCTGAAGGTAGATTGTCCAGAGTTATTAATTACTATGCCTGGATTTACAGCTCCCGTACTTATTAAGACAGATGAGAAATTTGATTTGTGCTTAAATGCTTGTGTATTAGCACTTCAAAAGGTTGATTGTGGTACGAAAAGGATGAAACTTCCTGACGGCTTGTACATAGTAAGATATAGCGTATCACCAAATGATAAAGTATACGTTGAGTATAATCATTTAAGAGTAACTAACTTGCTAACATCATATTATAAAAAACTTTGTGATATAGATGTAAAGGCATGTGAGCCTAGTAGTGAAAGAGAAGATCTACTAAGAAAAATGAATTACATTAAAACATTAATAGATGCTGCAGTAGCAGAAGTAGAATACTGCTCCAGTCCAAATAAAGGAATGGAATTATATAATTATGCTGAAAAATTATTGAATAAGATAACGTGCTAAAAAAATGAACTGTAAAAACTGCAACAAACCAATAACTTGCGGATGTCAAAAAGCTGTAGCAAAAGACGGAAGCACAGTTTGCAAAATGTGTTTAAGTGAATATAACAATAAATTGCAAAAACAAAATGTACTCAGAAGTTGAAATAATTGAGAAACAACAAAAGTTTGCACAGCAAGCTTACAAAAACTTTATGTCAAAGAGATATGGAATTACTCCATGCTGTTTGACTGATTTAGAATCTACTATAATCAAAAAAGAAATTTGTGATTGGAATAGTAAATATAGAGCACAAGCTGTTTATCCTACTAATGAAGCTGGTAAATATATAACACCATTTGAAGTAGTATCAGTTAAAGATGAACCTTGTACAGACCCTTTACCAACAGAAACAAACTGTATTGTCAATTTATCAACTATAGTGAATGCTGCTAATGATGCTGACACATACGTACATATTCAAGGTGCTTCATCTAATACTTGGGTAATAGTGCATGGATTAAATAAATTTCCATCAGTAACCGTAGTTGACTCAGGTAATACTGTAGTTGTAGGTAGCGTGGCGTATGATAGTCCAAATCAAGTAACAATAACATTTGAAGCTTCATTTAGCGGTAAAGCTTACCTAAATTAAAATAAACAGTTATGGCTATAAAACATTTATCAAGTATAAGTTTAGAACAGAATGAATTACAAAATGCAGTAGTTCACAAGTTAGGTACAGCTCCTAATGCTCCGGTAGAAGGTCAGATTTATTATAATTCTGGAGCATCTAAAACAGTATTTATTTATACTAAAGCCTCTGGTGCATATGATGCTACATTTTGGAAACCTTTAGCACCTGGTGATATTACAAGCATTACCACTGCTACTCCAAATCAATTGGATATTACAAATGGTGGAGAAGGTGATACTGTATTAGACATTCTTACAGAAGCTGTTTCGGCTAATAGTACAGGTTTAGCTACAACAGCTCAAATTAAATCTTACGTAGATGCACAGGTGGCTACGTCAGATACATTATCAGAAGTATTAGCTATTGGCAACACTACCGGTGGCACTAATATTGCTGTTAGTGCAAATGATGATATAACTCTTACTGATACTAGTAAGGCAAAGTTTGGTGATGGTGGCGATTTTACCATACAATATGATGGCTCTAATGCTATTCTCCAGCACGTTGGCCCTGGAAATGTGCAAGTTCTTACTGCTGGGGTATTTGAAATATTAAATCAGGGTGGTGCTGAAACTATTGCAACATTTACTGAGGATGGGAATTGTGAATTGTATTATCAAGATACCAAAAAGTTTGAAACTACAAACGTTGGTGTAAAAATTACAGGAGCTTTAGACTTAGATAGTGTAGCTGTATCAGCAGTACAAACATCTGGTGAATCATTTGCAGATAATGATACAAGCTTAATGACATCAGCTGCTATTGATGATAGAATTAATGCAGCTGTTACCGCAGAGGATCTTGATATAGCAGGTGATAGTGGAACAGGATCTGTTGATTTAGATTCACAATCATTAACAATAAGTGGTGATACAGGAATTACAACTACAGCAAGTGGTCAAAGTATAAGTGTTGATCTTGATGACACAGCTGTAACACCTGGTGCTTATGGTAGTGGCACATCAATACCAACATTTACTGTAGATCAACAAGGTAGATTAACTGCAGCAGGAAGTGCATCAGTATCTACAACATTAGATATTGCAGCTGACTCAGGAACAGATGATGGTGTAGTTTTAGGGACAGATACACTTACAATATCTGGTACAACAAATGAGATTGAGACAAGTGTATCAGGTGATACAAT